TGGCGGCTAAGATCGCAGAGGAAACCGTGGCATTCACCCAGATTTCCAAGGCTGACTGTGAGAAGCTGATTATCGCCCTGGGCGAGAAGCTGGCTGCGTATGTGGAGGAATAATCATGGCTGAGATGAAATGGCTCTCCGGCAACCGCATCCAGGTTGCCCCTCCCAAGAAGCCCAAGAAGATCACCGCCACTCGACTGGCAACGATTCTTGGTCTGAACCCCTGGTCTACTCCCTTCGAGGTGTGGTGTGCTATCACCCGCACCTACGAGGAGCCGTTCACCGATACGATCTACACCATCGCTGGTAAGACCATCGAACCCAAGCAGATCGCCTATATGCGTAAGGCATACGGCATGACCAACCTCCGTACCCCCACCGACATCTACGGTAAGGACTACTTCAAGAAGACCTGGGGCGATTTCTTCGGTGACATCCCCATCTTCGGCGGTATGTGGGACTCCCTGTTGGTGGATCCCAAGGAACGCCCCGAAGTGGTGATCGAGTATAAGACCACCAAGCGTTCCGAGGACTGGGCAGACGATATCCCCGAATATTACGCAATCCAGGCGGCTCTGTATGCCTATCTGCTGGGCATCGATGATGTCATCATGGTTCCCTCCTTCCTCAGCGAAGGTGACTATGAAAACCCGGAGAACTTCGTTCCGAGTGCATCCAACACCATCACCCAGGAGTTCAAGGTCAGCCAGCGTTATCCCAACTTCGACCTGATGCTGGAAAAGGCTAAGAAGTGGTGGGAAGACCATGTGGTCACGGGCATCAGCCCCGCCTACGATGAGAAGAAGGACGCTGAGATTCTCAAGGTTCTGCGTACCAACAATCCCAACCCCGATGACGATATGTCCGCTCTGATCGCAGAAGCGGAAGGTCTGAAGAAGGAACTGGATGAAGCCTACGCTGGACTGGCTGAGAAGGAAAAGCGACTCAAGGTCATCACCGAAGCCATCAAGAAGTTCGCCATGGATAAGTTCCGTCCCGGCGATAAGAAGGTGGCGGTTCCCGGCACTCGCTACTCCTGGACGGTTTCCAAGACCGACTCCACGGAACTGGACAAGGATGCCCTCAAGGCAGACGGTCTGCTCGATAAGTACACCAAACCCAAGACCACTTACCGCATCACGGTGAGTGAGAATAAACCCGAATAATAGGAGGAATTTGTTATGGCAAGAATCGCAATGAGGAGTGGTTTCACCCTCGTACCCGAAGGAACCCATGTGTTCCGCATCTTCAATGTCACCTACGATGAGGAGTTCGGCAAGCTGACCGTGTTCATGGTCAACGCCCAGGGCATCACCCACCAGGAGAGATTCTCTCTGAAGGATAAGAACGATCAGCCCAACGAGAGAGCCTACAACGCTTTCTCCTACTTCGCCAAGACCGCTCTGAACGACTTCTCTGTCGAGGACATCGACCACACCGACATCATCGGCTGCTATATCCGTGCCGAGGTCATGCACACCAAGCTGCCCTCCAACAAGGATCCCAACAAGACCGTCACCTTCGCCAACCTGGGCGATAAGAGTCCTGCTGATGGTTTCGATACCACTCCCGTCCCCGTCGCCCTGACCATGTCTGCCGAGAGTGCTCCCGCACCCAAGACTACCACCGCTCCTCCCGCAGCTCCTGCGAAGAAGACTGGTGGTCTGAATCTGGACGATCTGCTGAAGTAAGGTGAGGTACGGTACTGGTGGAGATACCCTCTCTGCCAGTACCAAGCCCGGAAGGAGGAACCATGGCTAAGACAAAGGTCGAAAGACACCTCAGTCTGTGTACTGAGATTAACAACCTCTACGCCAAAAAGAATCACGACTACGGCGATAGCTTCCACACCACCTTCGTGGAGGAGGGTATGGCGATGGCTCGTATTCGACTCGGTGATAAGTTCAATCGCTTCAAGACTCTTTCCCGCAACTGTGAGCAGAAGGTCAACGATGAGTCCATCCGTGACACGCTGCTCGACCTTGCGAACTACGCCCTCATGACGGTGCTGGAAATGGAGGTGGCAGAGAATGACCCTGAATGATTATCAGGTAGCTGCTGACCGTACCTCCGGCAATCTCAGCCCGTGGGACAAGGTTCGCAACGGTTGCTACGGTCTGAACGGTGAAGCTGGTGAGTGCATCGACATCCTCAAGAAGGTGGAGTTCCAGGGACATACCTTCGATCCCGAAAAGATGCTCGATGAACTGGGCGATGTCCTGTGGTATGTGGCACAGGCTGCGACCGGGCTTGGCGTGACCTTGCAGGAGGTCGCTGAGCACAACATCGCAAAGCTGAAAGCCCGATACCCGGAAGGTTTCGATCCCGAACGAAGCATCCATCGCCCCGAATATGTAAAGGGCTGATTTTATGGATTTCATCAAATCGGGCGGTCGGATTATTCGAGTCAAACTTAACTCCAAGGAGCAAAAGGCTTTTGACGAAATGATCGCAGACGCTCTCAGACAAGCATCGTCCCAGCACGAAAAAGAGGAAATGGCTGTAGTTGCCTGGGTACTTCATCGGCGGCTGGGATGGGTAGAGAACGGCATAAGGAATTTTATGAAGGACTACTACCCAGTTCTCCAAGAACTAAATACTCACTACGAACTGGATGCCACAGACACCCCTTGGCTGTGCTCCAAGAAACTCAAAGACTCCGGCATTGATTTCGATAAGATCTACGCCGAGATCACGAAAGAAGGTACATAAACATGGGTAGAAGACCCTACTACGCAGAATATGTCAATCATTGTCTGCGTTTCTACTGTCGCAATACTGCCAAGCCCCGGTTCAAGAGCGATGTTGACTCGCTCAACTGGCACGCTTGCGAATCTGTCCTCAAGGACTGCACCGATGAGGAACGGCAGATCCTCGTAGAGGTTTACAGTCAGAATGATACCCTGGCTGATAACATCTATCAGACCGCCAAGGCTCATCGCATCCACCAGGATAAGGTGTGGAACCTCATCAACGAGGTCAGTCGCAAGATCGCCAAGCAGAGAACTCTGTTATGAGTCGGTATGAGAACATACCCGCTGAATTGACTTCCCTCAATCAATGGGTGTGTGCTCATAACGACAGCAAGGTTCCCATGAACGCCATGAGGAATGAAGCTGCTTCCTCTACGAACCCCGCTTCATGGTCATCCTACGAGGATGCCGTAGCCAGCGTGGAAGAAGGTTACTACGATCACATCGGATTTGTTTTCAACGATAACGGTATCATCGGCATTGACATTGATACTGGTTTCGATGACGAGGGTTTCCTCTCCGTCATCGCAGCCGACATCATCGGTAAGTGCCAGAGTTATACGGAAAAATCCAAGAGCGGTCGAGGGTTTCATATCCTGCTCAAGGGAACCTTGCCCTTCAGAGGGAAGAACAATCTCAAGGGCGTTGAGATTTACCAAACCGCACGATTCTTCATCATGACGGGTGATACACTTCTCTACGACTCCATCGTGGAGAACCAGGAAGCGATTGACTATGTGGTGGAGAAGTATTTCCCGGAAATCAGAGCGGAGAACTCCGACAAGACTGTCGGCAGCAGGATATACACCCCGATATGGGAACTGCCCCAGGGTAATCGGATCAAACTCCGTCCCGTGTACCCCCGGATCCCAAACGGTTGCCGGAACATCTGCCTGACCTCGCTGGCGGGTATGCTCCACAACCAAGGTTATACCAAACAGCAAATCTATGACGAACTGATTTACGCCAACACGGTCGCTTGTGATCCCGTCCTCCCGAAGAACGAATTGCAGACCATCGTCAACAGCGTGACTCGGTACAAACGATAAAATGAAAGGGTTATTGCCATGACTAAACAGAAAATCATTATGATCCTGTCCCTCATCGCTTCTTTCTGCACCTTCTATGTGGTCATCTCCTGTGCCTGGGTCGGTGCAGAGTACATTATCGATGGTGTGGTACATCCCAGTCACATCGACACCTTTATCGCCACCTTGCTGGCGTACTTCTTCACCAAGGAGATGTACTGCTATGAGCGTAAATGTCGGAGGAAAGCGAAATGAAGCGTGACACCTACTACCGGGGAGTTCCCGGAAAGAAGTTCGGCATCTGGAACGATGTTGCCAAGCGTTTCCAGTTTGGCATCTGTGAAGACACCCCGATGCTTGCGGAAGCCCGACTCCATCAGCTTATCGGTGACAACGCCCGCAAGTGGCGGTTCCAGCCCAGGATGCTGTCTGATGAGGACGTAGCTCGTTTGAGCAAGGAGGGAAATCATGGGGTATCGTAAAGTAGGCACGCTGGAGCAAATCTGGTATGTCATCCGCTGGAAGTTCCGGCAGATGTTTGATCGGAGGAAGCGAAATGGGGCTTGATCTTACTATCTCTAAGAGAAAAACCAACCGCTGTCCACATTGTGGTGAGGTCATCGGGCACACCATCGAGGATGAGGTTGATAGCGGTGGTAGGGTGTGGTATCCAGTCCTTGAGGGGATCGGATACTATGTGCCTTATGAAGAACGCACCGAGGAGAACGACTGGTATGGAAAAGACATGGTCTTAACGGATGAACAAGCAGATGCAATTTATCAGTTCGTCAAGAAGACCGATGTGTACAACGGTGTCATGGTTCTCGGTATAATCGCTTCTGCGAAATACGATCATTGTGATGTGATCCTAAATGCGAACTGGTGAGGTGATATGAATGGATATTCGACCTATCACTTTCCACGAAGCGAGTGATTTCATAAATCAATTCCATCGACATCACCGGGCAACGGTTGGTCATAAATTTTCCATCGGAGTGTTCGATGGGGATAAAATGATCGGTGTTGCCGTATGCGGTAGACCTGTTTCAAGGCATCTGGACGATGGACTCACCTGTGAAATTAACAGGCTCTGCACCGATGGAACCCGCAACGCTTGCTCCATGCTTTACGGTGCGTGCTGCCGAATTGCGAAGGAGATGGGTTATTCCCAAATCATCACCTACATACTCGAAAGCGAAAACGGAGCAAGCCTAAAAGCCAGCAACTTCGTATGCGAAGGTAAATCTGGTGGCACACATTGGACAGGCAAACGGAACCGGGGGCAACCTATCCCCGCCGAAATGAAAACCAAGTGGAGCCGACAACTGAAAAACACAAAACGATAATCGGGAGGATTAACCGTGCTTGAAATTTTAAGAACTGTAACCATGTCCCCGGAGCAATGGGACATCGTGGTCGAGGGTATGCGTAACCCTAAGAATAGCTGGGACAGAAGCGACAGCTACATCACCCATATCGAGGATCCCGAAACGCTGGAATGTGCGGACTTCGAGTTCTTCCTGGGCGAAGCAGATCATGCTCTGATGACCAGCCTTGCTGCGGGCGGTGCTGTACACGCCAAGTATCGCCGGATGATGCCCGTCTGGGTGACCATCAACGCCCCTCTGTACTGGTGGAAGGAGTTCGACACCTACAAGGTCGGAACCGTCTGCAACTCCTGCTCCACGATGCACAAAATCCATGCGAAGCCCTTCGTCCCCGAAGACTTCAGCCGGGATAAGATGACCGACAAGTCCATGTATGTCCAGGACACCGTCATCGACTACCTCAATGCTTGCCGGGACGCTTTCCTTGCCACTAAGGATCGGAAGTATTGGGATCAGCTTATCCAGATGCTGCCCACCTCCTACAATCAGCGTAGAACCATCATGCTGAGTTACGAGGTGCTGGTAAACATCTACGAGAGCCGGAAGCACCACAAACTGGAGGAGTGGCACACCCTCTGCCGTTGGATTGAGAGCCTGCCCTACAGCGATCTCATCATCGGCAAGTCCCCTGAAAATAATGAAATGGTATAAAGGCAGGAGGTTATAAAATGCCGTATACAACCGCTAAGTATACCGCCAATGCGGATATTCGCACATACATGACTGACAATCTCGTCAGCCAGTCCAAACTCGCAGAATCCATGGGCATTTCCGTCTGGAAGGTCAACGCAATGCTCAAGACCGAACTCTCCCAGCGAGAGAAGGAGGATATCCTGCGGCGTATCGATGCCATCGCATCCGAAAGACTCACCGAAGACCCCCCCGATGGGGGGGGGGCGATACGGAGATCGGTGAAGACGATATGGTCGAAGATACAAGCTCCAACACCAAGTTCCAGATCGGTGACCGAGTCAAGATCCCCTCGAAATCTCTCATCATTGGCACGGTTAGTGACATCTGGAGCAGCTACGCCAAGCAGAGCGTCATGTACGCTGTGACCACCGAGGACGGGAGATGTGGACTCTACGCAGAGAACCAGCTTGAAGCCGCCCCTCTGCCGATTGACTATCGGTTTGAAGCACATATCGAGGAGAATGTTGCGATTGTGACTATGATCGCCACCCAGGGCGATAAGACTTGGGTGTACGCAAGAGGTCACGCCCACATCCTCCACGATGGTGAGGTCGGTATGGCACAGGCGATCAGCTATGCTTCCAAGCGTATGTTCAAGTCCGTTGACACCAGATCGGAAAAGCGAATCTATTTCAAAGATACTGATGATACAGGAGATGACGAGTGATGACTTTGGACGAATGCAAGCCCACGGGACTGCTTCACGCTACGGATGAACTCCGGCAACTTATTATCGACAACCCCGGTCTTCCTCTACTGGTTTTTGCCGGAGAGGATGCCAACGATGGCGGGGACTTTTCCTACATGAGCTGCTCTCATGTCCATGCGTATGTCGGTGAATACCTCGACTGTGCCCAGACTGTCAATGACTGCCGTTGCTACCTCGACCGGGATGACTTCCAGGAGGATGTTGAGTATCAGCATTCCGACTTCGATGGATCCGAGAAGGAATTCGATCAGTTGATCGAAAACATCCTGATGGAGTACGAGCCGTTCTGGAAACCGTGCATCATCGTGATGGTGAATAACTAAGGAGGAAACCCCATGAATGAACTACTCGGCTTGATTGCCGACATCAATCCCGCTGAAATTGCGGCTCATATTGAACAGGGCGATCTTGCCAAGTGGTGCGAAATCTGGCGGCAGACTGCGACTGTAGCTGTCCTCGACTACAACAGCCGAAGCGAGGTTCCCACAAACGCCGACCACATCCGTGGTATGACAGATGAAGAACTCGCTGGAGTAATCGACTGTACTATCGGAGAAGGTATGGTGTGTGACTCCGCACCCCATACCGAATACGGTAGTGCGATTTGCAAAGAATGTCAGTTAAACTGGCTCAAGCAGCCGTACAAAAACGAAGGGATGTGATACTATGAGTGATTATTCCGAATCACGAGAATTGTTCCAGCTTCGCTCCGGGCGGGTAATTCTCAGCGAGGATCTCTCCGACAAGATGTTCCTCATTAAGCAAAACCACCCGGAACGAGCCGATGATACGACTTCCGGCTTTGAATGGAGCGAAATGGGTATGGCAAACCTTTTCGGCGTGCTGTACGACAAGGAGGTTCGCTACTGCACAGAGCATAAGTGCTGGTACACCTACGACTCTGGAGCGTGGCGGCGTGACGAGGGTGCGATCCTGGTATCGGAGAAGATCAAGGACTTTGTCCGACTCATGATCTTGTACTGTGGTGAGATCGCAGACGATGACCTTCGGAAAAGCTACACGACTTTTGTCAATAAGATGGGTGACCGCCGTATGCGTGACCGCATCCTCAAGGATGCCACGGGTGAGCTGCACATCTCCGCATCCCAGTTCGATGCCCAGCCCTACCTCATCAACTGTCTGAACGGCACTTATGATCTGCGGGACTATTCCTTCCGTGAAGCCCGCTGGGATGACTTCCTCACGATGCAAACCGCATTCCGGCACACGGTCAGCCGTGACATCCGCTGCGAACGCTGGGAGAAATTCATCGATGAGGTCACCGAGGGTGACAAGGACAAAGCCGACTTCCTCCAGCGTGCCCTGGGCTACTCCCTGTTGGGTATGGCGAATGAGGAATGTATGTTCATCCTCCACGGTAAGACTACCCGCAACGGCAAGTCAACCATGCTGAACACCATCGAAACCATGCTCGGTGACTATGCCCGTGTGGCTCCTGTTGGTATCATCTGCAAGGGTGACCGACTCCGGGATGCAGAAGCTGCTTCCCCGACTCTCGCCAGCTTGAAGGGCAAGCGTTTCGTGACGATGTCCGAGAGCAACGAGTACGGCAAGCTGGATGAAGAAATGATAAAGCAGCTCACAGGTGGTGAGGAGATCACAGCCCGTGCCCTGTATCAGGCAGCGACTACCTACCTCCCGCAGTTCACGATCTGGCTCTCCTGTAACGACTTGCCTATGGTCACGGACAAATCCATCTTTGCTTCCGAGCGTATCAAGGTGGTGGAGTTCAACAGACACTTCAAGCCGGAGGAGCAGGACATTAACCTGAAAAACGAACTCACCACCCAGGAAGCCATGAGCGGCATCTTCATGTGGATGGTTCGTGGGTATATTCGATACCGTGAGCGTGGCTTGACCATGCCCCCGCATCTTCGCCGGGTGGTGCGACAGTATGAGCGTGACAACGATCTGGTGTTGCAGTACCTGGAAGCCCGTTGCGAGAGCTGCGGTGAGGATGCAGTAATGAAAGCGAAGGATCTCTATAACAATTTCAAGCTGTGGGCAAAGAGCGAAGGAGCACCAGTCCTGAGTGCCCGAAAGTTCAATGCCGAGATGGAACGACACCCGGAGTGGCATCAGGGTAAGCGTCAGCGGGATGGTTATCCCTGTTACATAGGCTTGAAATTGAAGGAGATCATGTGACAAAAAGTGATAAAAGTGAGTGTTCTCAGCGTTTTTACATAAAGTTTTCTATATAGGGGTCTATATAGAGAAAGTTATACGAAAAAAGCCGTTTTCACTCACTTTTGTCACTTCCGAGCAAGGAGGTGAAGAAATGGCGAAGAAAAACGACTCTCTGGTGGAAACTGGTGAGGAGATTGTCAAGAAGAAGGGTAAGCCCAGAGGTGGTAACAACTTTCTGACGGATGCTGCGCTGAATGTGGAGC